TACAGTAAATCCTTTAGCAAAAGTCATTCCTCCACCATTTGCAATCGTAATTGCATCATCTCCATCTGTAAATTCTATTAAAGGAGTTCTAACTGATGTTGAAGCAGTTATTGTAGCAGGATTGAAATTTCCTGAAATACTTAAATCGCCTGTAACTGCAGTATTGCCTGTTCCTGCATCTACTTTAAATATCGTGCTACCACTTGAGCCATCTACAACGAAGTCTACATCTGCTGTGCCATCTCCAATAATTACTTCATCTTGTGCAGAACCTAATGGATCTGTTTTAATCTTAACTGTGTTTTGTGTAGAACTTCCTAATCGTATTTCATCTGTAGTACCAAAATCTATTCTTTGTTCATCTGTAGCACTACCAATTTCTAAAGCAGAATTGTATATAGAAGTAATTCCTGTTTGTGATGCATTAATGCTTAGGTTGTGTGCTATACCTTCTCCTGTACTTGCACCTGAAGTAGAAACACCTGAACCTGCTGTAATTGTTCCAACATAATTACCAGTAGTATCTGTTCCAAGTGCTACAGAGTTTGCAGCGATAGTTGTAGCTAATGCTACATTTCCTGATCCATCGAATGATACTGCTCCAGCAGTTACATCTCCAGTCAAGCTAAAGTTCCTTGCAGTTGCTAAGGCAGTTGCTGTTCCTGCATTACCACTAATACTTCCTGTAATAGTGCTTGAAAAGGTTTTAGCACCACTAAATGTTTGAGTGCCTGATAAATGTGCAGTATCTGCATCTAAGTTAGCAGAAGGTAAAACACCAGTAACATCAGTAGTTAAATCAATAGCATTTCTTGTTATCTCTTGACCACTTAATGTGATATAATCTAATGATCCTGCTAAAGTTACATCAGTTGAGTTATCTGTTCCTGCAGGATCTACACCTAAATTTGTTCTTGCAGTTGCTGCACTTGCCAAATCTGATAAATTTGATGCTATAGCTAATTTTGTTGCTATATTATTTGCAGTAGTCGTAGCAAAATTAGGGTCATCGCCTAAAGCTGCTGCTAATTCATTTAAAGTATCTAATGTGCCAGGGGCAGAATCTACTAATCCTGCTACTTCAGTATCTACATAAGTCTTTGTAGCAACAGTAGAATCAATAGCTATGGTAATGTTCCCACTACCAGTAGCATCTATTCCTGTGCCACCAATGATGCTTGATATAGCACCAGTAGATACTAAATCAATAGCCCCATCGCCATCGTCATCATAGGTAGCAGTAATGTTTGTATGACTACCATTGGTATCAAACATATCACCGACCACATCTTGTACATATTCAGTAATAGTTTTACTACCAATATATAATTGAGTAGATATTTTAACTTTGTTACTTGCAATCTGTAAATCTGATGCAGTTCCATCGCCATCATACAATGTACGAAGTGTTCCATCAATTCCCCCAGTTTCTCCAGTATGGATCAGTTGAACATACCCCTGATTTACAGGAGTATTTCCTATATTGGTATTACTACTCAATGTCTAATTCCTTATATAAATCTTTGTCTTTCATTCGTTTATGACCTCTACCAATATCATCAGAAAATATGGCAGGTTTGCCTATAAGTCTTGTCAAAGTTCCATTTCCATCACATTCTTGGATACTTTGGTTGCATTTCACTAATTTATCATCATGCATACTTTGTAGTGTTTCAAATTGTTTACCACAACTGCATTTATAATCGTATAATGGCATCTAAATCCCCTTCAAATTAATATTTAATGGTAATATAGGGCTAACCGAAATTAGCCCCATATTTAACCGATTTTCGTTAGTCCAATTATGGATTTACGAAGTTTACAACACCTAATGATGTTGAAGATACAGCATGTGATAGTGCTGCACCGAATAGTACATCAGCTACAACAGAAGTTGCCAAGTGATCAATGTCATATGCTGACTGAACTCTTGGAGCTAATTGCTGTGCAAAATACACAGAATTTCTGTTAAAGATAGTTGCTGTTTCATCACCAGTACCACCATCGTCATCCCAGTCTACTGAAGGATAACAGCTTAAACCATAAGCTTGGATTACATTACCTGATACTAATGGATTTGCATTATCACCTCTTTTTTGAGCTTCTGTGAAGTCCCCCAAAGAAAGTAATGACATATAAGCAGCAGGTGAAGCATATAAGAATGATTCGCCATCTGTGTAGTCAAATCCTGCATCAAGCATTTTTTGTAAACCTTCTCTGATTAAAGCAGTAGTGAAGGTGTTATCAGCAGCTAAAGTAACATCGTTACCTGTAGCTGATTGAAGTACATCAACAGCTAAGTAGTTTTCTACTTTCTTAGCTAAAGCATAACCCATTGATTTTGCATAAGCATTGAATAGGTCAGCAGATTCTTGAACTCTTACGATGTCCTCGATTCTTTTCGCTTCGTAGTGATGTTGATCCATTGATAATTGAATTACCCCATCTGTGTTAGCAGAATAAGTTACTGCTGTGTCTGCACTTTTAGATGCAGCTGTTTCTTCAGCAACTTTAGGGATGTTTAGTATGTCGCCACCACCTGAAACCATAGATGAGAAGTCAGATACTTGATTACGAAGAATGAATTTTCTTTCAGCATAGTCAAGGATAGCATCTCTCCACATTTCAGGAATAAAATTAGCAGCTGTTGTTGTTGTTACATTTGCCATGTTTATATCTCCTTAAAGATAGTTAGTTGTTAGTTTCTATAGCCATCTACTATCTGTTTCCAAAGTTTAGGATTCTTCCTGGCTTCTGTTCTGTCTTTTTCGGACAAATCAGCCCATTTTGCATTTTCAGCAAACTTGCCTGAAGAAGTAACCTCTTTGGCATCAGATATTTGCACTTTTTTATTCCCCAATCTTTCAATGTGCTTTTCCAACTTAATTGTTGGCAGGTCTACATAGATTTCTTGATCTTCATCTGAAAGTTGGGACAGCAGATGTTCTCGTCTTTGTTTTTCTTGAATCTGAAATTGTTCTACTACAGGTTTTAACTGTAAGTTTTCCTCTTTCATTTTCTCATACAAAGATTTAAACTCCTCTTTTTCTTCAAGTTGTTTTGTTTCTTGAAGTTTTAAATTTTCCTCAAGATCTTTCAACTTGGCTTCTGCTGTTTGAGCCCTGTTGCGATACTTTTTTGCTTCTGCAATGTATTCGCCTTTATCAAATTCCTGTGTAGAATCTTCTGCTACTGCTTGTTCTTCTACTATTTTAGTTTCTTCGGACATACTGCCCTCCTATTTTATTATCGTTGTTTTGGATACATACTTTTTAATGTTTCTATCCAAAAGTTCTTTGCCAAATCTCTCGGCTATAAATTCTTGATTCTTATCAGACAAATCGTAGATGTCATATCCTCTTTTCTGATTGCCTAATACTATTTCCCCTTTATCGTAAGTAATGATTGCAGTATCAGTCTTTCCTGATCCTCTCATGCTTCTGAGGGTTCTACCAGTTAGTTTCATATTGACAAAAGCAGTTTGTGTGTCGGTAGATTGGTTTCTAAATGCTTTTAGTTTACCATTCTTTCCTTGCATACTATTTGCTTTATACTTTCTATAAGTATCATTTTTGTAAGAATATCCACTTCTTCCATTCTGAAACTTCCCTTTACTTGCATCTAAAGTAATCTTATCAATAGCATCTTGTGCTAACTTGGTCATCACTTTAGAATTAGGTTTAACTACTTGGTCTATTCTCATACTCTTACCCAGTCATGTCTGCAGTTGTATCCACCTCTATTAGCAAAGTCTACATACCCTAAAGCATCGATTTCTTCTCTTGTTAGTGGTGGTTCTTGTAATGCTCGTTGGCATACTTCTCTTGTCTTGTTATCACTTGTTCCAATGTATTGAAATTTTACTTCAGGAAACTCCTCAAATGCTTTGGCTCTTGAAGTATTACTGAATCGTGAGAAAGCATCATTAATCAAAAAAGAAGTTTCACTTGAACTAATATAAGTTCCTACACCAAAGGTGCTATTAATGTTATTCATTATCTGAATATTACTTTCCCCAGTTATGATTCCTCTTAGCATCGCAGTCTTAAGTTGATCTGAATATTGTCTTACTCCATTGGTCAAGTATGTCATTTCAAAGTTCTTTAGTTCTCTCAATGTTTCAATACTTGCTACAGATACAGCCCCTAATTCTCGTTTAGATAGTTCTGCAAATACTCTTGCTATCTCATCATCAAAGGTTTTACCCACTCTATTCATCAGTTTAGTAAACCCTAATGTTTCCATTTCTGCAAAGAAGTCTATCTGCTTAGCAATCTGCATTAGTTCAGTATCGGTTACTCTACCTAACCCTACTACCAGGTTATCCAATTTGTCAATTAACTGTTGTTGGATATTTTCTATTTCTTTATTATAGAAATCTAAATTAGCCAACTTGCTCACCTATTCTATCAATGATAGATTGTGTTTGGTCTGCTTCTTGTGGTTGTTCAGCATCTATCTGTTCCACAATAGCTGTAATTTCTTCTTCCTGTAAGTCAGGATTCTTTTTTCTTAAATAACTTTGTCTTGTTTCTAAATCGTTCTGGAATGCCCAAGAATAGTATTTGATTTCTTCATCAGTACTCATAGGCACTTCTCTTTCAGCAAAGTCTATACTGAATTGGTCTCCAAGATTAATACCACCTGATACTTCACATATTCTTTTAGCAATTCTAAATTGTTGTTTCTCAAATGGTCTATATATTTGTTCTGTATCACTTCGTAGTGCATCCATTAAGTCAAGCTGACTCATCTTTTTACTTAATCCACTTTCCTGGCTCTTATCAGCCCAGTTGATTCTAACATTGTTGGATTGTGCAATACTATCTACCATGTACTTCGTAGATTCAATCATTGCCTGGACATTAGCATTAGGAGTTCTGTATTGAAAGTCTGCACCCTCAGGTAATACTAATGCTTTATCTTGTCCCATAGTAATTCGTTGTTCAGTATCTAAATTCAGGAACACAGGCTGACCGAGTTGCATTCTTCCATGTAAAGCAAGTTCAGTTAGCATAATGTTGATACTTCTCATACCATCTACTAAGTCTGATGCCCCTTCTCTAAAGAAATCTCTTGTGAATGGATGTCTATGTGCTATGTTAAATGGTAAGACATCTCCATAAGGGTTTCTATCATCAGGAACAATAGAAGTAATCTTGCCTCTACTGCTTATCATAAAGTGTTTCCCTTCCATATCATCGGTGTCTTTTGACCAGAACATATATTGAGCATCTTCTGTTCTTGCTTGTAATTGTGATTCTGCTTGATACATAATAGCAAAAGGTTCATCTTCATTTGGTTTAAAGAATGGTGTAAAGAAGTGGATCGGTCTATACTTTAGTTTCTTTGCATTATCGTCCCAATGAGTATATAAAGCTTCTGTACCTAATAGATAAGTAAGCTGTTCAAATTGTTTCATAAACGAATCAAAATCGCCTAATACATCGTTATACTTATCATTAAATCTTACTGGTGCTTGTTGATATACCAAGGCTCTACGACTAATGATGTTTCTTACAAGATTAATGTACATTGGTGGAATCTGTGATAAGGATTCACTATCAAAGAATTGTTTAATATCATTCTCTAAGTTTAATCCCTCAAAATAGTCTAAGAGTCTTTCTCTTTCACTATGCTCTTTCTCCATTCCTTCTTCTATTGTATCCATTAATAGATCATACAACATCTTTTCTGTCAAATTATAAATTATCATGTTTCATACCTTTTATAAAATTTTTGTTCTTCAGTTTCTAAGAACTTATCCTGGAAATCCTTTATCATTTCCCTACTTAGTTCTTCTTCTTTTACACTTAATCGGTATCCCCATACCATAGCACTTATCATGCTACCTATAATTCCAACACATAGTCCTAATAAAAACTCTACCATTCTATTGCCTTTGCTGTGTTTCCCCAGTTATATTTATATTCAAGAGGATAGCAAAGAGAATCCAACCAATGACTTAATGTTTCTGTCTTTAATATTCTTCCATTCTCTAATGTGCATAGTTCTAAATCTCTAATCAAACTCTTGCATTTAGGGTTAATAAACAATCTTACTTTCCCATTTGCATCTTCTAACATCTTGTTTAAAACATTTAATCTGTCCTTTTGCAAAGGGTTGGCTTTTCTTGAAATCACAGTAAACCCACTCTCTTGCAATATCCTATGGTCAGACTTGGTACTATTACTCGTTCTTGCTTTCCCTGCAGGATCAGGATATACTGGAAGTCCTGGTGCTTTTTGTTGCATTAGCTTTGCCAGTTCAAAGGTATTTGAGTTCTGTAATCCAATCTCATCAAATACATAGACTTCTCCTGCAGTATTTTCGCACATTAGGATAGCAGTCATGTAAGATGCTACCCCAAAGTCAATTCCCCAAAACATTCTTGGGGACTTCTCCATAACTCTACAATGTATATCTCTACTAAAATTGTATGCTGCTCTATTTGCAGCAGTAAGAAAACTTGCAAGATATTCTTGTTCAAAAGTTCTCTTATCTAAATTCTTTTTGGCATTCTCTACTTCTGATTCAGAAATAAAGCCACCATCTAATGTGGTAAACTGCCAGGACTTATAATCACTATTCTTTGATTGTCCTTTAACGAATAGATCATAAAAGTGGTTTTGTACACCAGTAGGAGTTCCTACAAATAAAGCCGAGCCTTTAGTTTCTGCTAAAGTCGGCTGTATAATCTCTCCCCACACATTCTCTTTCATATAACTGTACTCATCAAGCACTACCATTGTTGTAGATACTCCTCTAAGTGAGTCAGGTTTGTCTGCCCCTTTAAGTTCAACTTTTGCACCATTATCAAGTGTAATAGATAATTCAGTTTCATTGATACTGACTTCTTTATGTGCAAAGATGTCCTTGAGTATTGACCAAGATACCATTTTAGCTTGTCTATATGTTGGAAAAACAATCCACCTTCTCTCGTTAGCTTTAAAAGGCTTAGACAATAAAAATAAAATAGAGAAGTAAGACTTCCCCCACCTTCTACCACAGGATAAGATTTTGTATCGTGTATCGTCTTTAAGGATTGATTTCCTTGTGGCATCAATCGTCCAGTCCATCTATATCAAATACCTTAATTGGTTCATCTGAAACATCTTTGATTCCTATGCTTTGACTCGGTTTACCCAACACTCGGTCTGCCAGGAAGTTAATAGCACTCATATTACCATCTAATGCTTCTTCATATACTTTACCTACAACAGCTTCTAACATAGTCTTTTTATCTTCTAATTCTACATTAGCAAGATCGGTGATATATTCATTTAAGGCAAAACCAGATTTAGGTCGCCCATTAGGATTACCTGATTGTCCTTTTTTCCATTGGTGTTTTACCAAATGCTTATTTTTTTTATCGCTGTTCTTTTGCTGTTTTACAGCGACTGTTGTTTTAGCTGCAGCCAAACTAATCACCCCACTATTTGAAGGTTATGTGTTCGTTATTAAAACGAAAGGGAAGGTGTTACCCTTCTACTCTATAGGGAAAAAGACTACAAGAAACCCTTAGTAAAGTCTTATAAATGCTTGTAAGTGTTGATATTGTTGATAAAGATTTTTTTTTGAGGACTACAAAAAACCCCTCGTTTGAGGGGCTTTCTGCACTTAACTGATATAGAGGTAATACAATTTAAAGACTTGATTTTGGGTGTGAATCATACTTTCTTTCTAACCATTTTAAAGTAGTATAGTATGAATCATCTTTCTTTTCTAATCTTTTTGCTTCTTGATATAACTTTTTAAGCAATCTATATTCTGCTAACTTAACTGCTTCTTCTTTTTCTCTTTCCAAACTTTCAAGAGGTCTATTAGTCCAATCATCTTTGTATTTCATTTTAATCTCCTTTAATTTAATTAACACTATAATATAGGGGGTTCTATTGCCAATGTCAAGAAAATAAGGAAATTATTTTTTTAGGCAAATCATCGACGAAGTTTGATACTATCATTTCTTCAGGTAGGTCATCTATTATGTACTTATAGCCATACTTCTTTATGGTATCGGTACTAAAGTCGTCTATTAGCTTATATGTGCCTAATGCTATTTGATGTGGCTCAAATACTACTATATGTTGATGTGGGATATTGAATTGGATCAGGAAACTATTTCTGTGAGTTAGTTTTTTAGCTTTATGTTCTTTGATATGGAAAAAAGGTATATTAGCAAATAAGGACTGTACTTCTATCTTTATGGTTTTGTTCCTGTAAGTTACTTTGAAGTCTGGTGCTGCAGTTATTTCCCTTCTCATGACTCTTATTACTCTATCTTGATCATGGTTATCAAAGGTCGCAGTTAGTTCTTTATATGGTGGCAAAGAGAATAGATAAGTAAACACATCTTCTACTAACCAACCCCTGCATATATCCATAAAGTGTTGTTCAGGGGTTCTATTGTCCTGGATATGTGCCATTTCTTTATCCAGTTTATTATTTATGGTCTTTAGTTGCTGTTGGTAAGTGTAATACTTGTTATGTAAGTAATGATGATAATCTGTACTATGAGATAGTTCTTTTAGTTGATTATATGCTGTGTCTAACTTATTCATAGTGGGGTAATTCCTGTTCATAGGTAATTATCCAATCGTTTCCAACTTTTGTTTCTTCAAATATTGTAGGATTACCTAAGTTTTTGTTTTTACTATTTTTTTGTGCTATATATTTTGCTTGATTTAAGGTAAAAAAATAATTTGATATTTTTCCACTTGCCCAGACAATATAATATCGCCTACCATCTTTATTTCCTTCAGTTCTATTTATTTTATTTTTTTTACATGTATTTTGATAAATAGCTTCAGTTTTCATAAAAGCTTTGTCTTTTTCTCCATAAACTTTTATAAACCTTTTTCGGTTTTTTGATGACCTTATTACATGACTATCTAATCCATAGGGGGCTTTTAAATCGTCTGTCATTTTCTACGAAGCTTATATTTTACCAAAGTGGCTTCTTTGGATAGCTTTTTTATGGCTCGATTATAATAGGTCTTAGCTGAACTTTCTGATATTCTCATGTTGTAAGCTATATCGTCAAATTTCTTTCTTTCTAATGCTCTTTCAATAAAGCATTGATATTCTTGATCTGATAATGACCTTCCCCCTTGTATACCAGTAAGAACATATTTTAGTTCTTTTAATATCTTTGCTTGTTCTTTTTCTACCTCGTCGATTAAGTCTTGGTAGCCTTTTGCTTGATTGTCGATTGAGTTTTTCATGTTAATTTTTTTGGGATATGTCGCCAGACCAATAAGACTCGAAAGCATATATTTGACCAAGGGTAGACAGGATTGGTTACCTGCGACACTCCTTTTAAATGCCAATACATGTTCATTATCTTTATCCCAAATCCTTGTTGTAGCCATGTTCTTTGGCTGTTTTTA